CTTTAACTAAGGTTCTACCAGATGAATCCTCATTCACCCTTCCTTCAAACAAATTTGTTTCAATCAATAGACCTTTCATAGTATCCTTATTTGTTATATTTCTTTAATAAATCTGCAAACTCTTTCTTCACCCCAGAAGATAATCTCTTATGTACACCAACTTTAGCCAACATACCAATTGCATCTTTCATTTGTGCGTTATTAATAGCGATACCAGTTCTGGTTTTAGCTAACATTGGTCTTTCTAAAAACATTCGTAATTCAAATGCCAATGATGGAGAAATCTTTACTCCCTCAACATGCGAACTATCACCACTTTCAACACTTCTCAATAAAGAAACTTTTCCTAAACGTGCTTCAGTTACTATTGATTCCTTTAAAGTTACTGGATATGTTTTACCATTAAACTCAAATTCAGTTTTACCCTCTTCTTTTGCTTTTTTAGCAGCGTTGATAAATGCTCTACCCTCAGTTACAGGCGTTGAACACCCCCCACATCCACAATTACATCCAGCTGATTCATTTACGGCTGGTTTGATTGCTAACATTCCTACTTTTGATTTAGGAACTTTTAATTTTTTAATTGCCAATAGTTTTGCGTTGTAAAGGTCTTTAGCTTCACCTTTTTTGATTTCAATTTTTTTACCTCTATGGTCAATTGCAATCCATCCAGCGAAGTTATCAGCTTCAGTTACTATTGATTCTTTGTTTATCTTCTTACCAGCTCTTAAATCTGCTAAATCATCAGCTTCAATATCACCATCACCATCAACATCCAATTCATGTTGGTCTCCTTTAAGAGCTTCATTCTTTTCACCCTTAGCGTTCCAAGCCGCATCAATTTTGTTGAAGAACTCTTTCTTTTCTTCATCACTCATAGATGGGATAGATTTTCCAGCTTTTTCTAATGCCTTTTTGAAAAATGCTTTGTAATCAGCTTCCTCAGCCATTACTGTTTTTATAGTTTCTTTGATAGTTTCTCTGGTAATATTCATAATTGCCAATTATATTTTATAATTCTGATATTGATGTTGAAATTCTATTTAACCTCTCTCTAATTTTATAGAGATGCTTTTGTGTTCGTTTCCATTGGTCCTCAGTTTTCATACCACTCTCTTTCTTAATCTTACCATACCACTTTAGAAACGTTTCCATTTCAGAAAGTTGTTTGTTGATACTGCTAATACCAACTCCGATTTTTTGCTTAGGAGTACCTTCGGATTTCCTTAATTCATGCCAACGATTTTCATCAACTCTTTTGTAACCAGTTGCTTTGTTAATGGCATCAATATAATCATCATCCGATTCATCATCTTCATCAGTACCATCCGTAGACTTAAAAGCGTTAGGAGTATTGTATCCAGCTATATCACCAGTGGTGGTTACTTCCTCAATATCCATTTCTTCATTTTGGATTTCTTCTATTAAATCCTCAATTAGCTTTCTTAGATTACTCATTAACTTTACTCTTTAATTCTTTGATTAGTTCGTAAGACATCATTAGTGATGAAACTTGATTATCTGAAACTTTTCTTCCAATCTTTGTACTAGCTAACTGAGAGATAGTTTCACTAAGTTTAATTTTAGTTACTTTATCACCAATCTGAGATTCGATAGATTTTAGTTCTTTTACGATAGAAGGGATTTCGTTTTCAATATATGATTTGAATCCCGTTGTGTTAGTTAAGTTATTGATGTATTCTTTCAACAACCTCTTTTGAGCTTCGTTTAAGTTTGAATACTTTTTGTTAAAGGTCTCAACTAATGTTTTATAAGTAAGTAATCGTAAATCTTTATCTTGTTGTTTGTAAGCCTCAATTACTTTATCTTTTTTAGATTCGGTAATCGCAGCAGGTTTTGATGTTATGTTCTCAATTAGGGTAATCTTTGAGTTAAATACATCCTTTACATCGTAGTTTTCATATCTCTTAGATTCAAAAACCTTATAGATAGATGCCAATACCTTATAGTTGGTAATTGGTGAAGATAAGAATTCATCCATATTGAATGATTCGTTAATCTTTTTGATAAGATTATACTTCTCCGATTGAAGTTGTTTCTGATTGATTCTACTATGAGCTTCATTTACAGTATCAATAAACTTATCAGCTCTTGATTCTGAATTGTACTTTTCCTTAGTTAAAAGTTCGTACAATCTTAACTCCTTATTAAGCTCGGTTTTTGGACTGAAAAACTCAGCCACAATTTTCTTTGCTTTCTCTGTGGTATCACCATTAAGAACTTCTAACGTAATTTGTCTTACGAGAAGTTCGAATAGAATCCCAGTATTCTTAAATTTTGAATGTTTTACCCTCTTCATTATATTTTTATCCTATAATAATATATCAATATACGATACTTTACGTTGTATATAAATATAAGTTATTTTTGATTTCCTAAATTTTTATTCATCAATCAAATTTGAATCATCTAAAAAGTCTCCGCCTTCACTCATTAACTTTCGTTTTGCGGATACTCCATTAACATATTCCTTAGCAAATTTACCTGCCTTTTTAGTAACTTTACCTTCGGTTTTTTTCAATGCTTTGTGATTCTCCTTTGCTCCTAACGGGTCTCTACCATATGGGTGTTTATCCTTACCATAAGTATTTCCCTCCCTTGGTCTACCACCTTTATCCTTTAAAGATGATTTAATTTCTTCCAACTCATCTTCTACATCAGTTGGTTCACTTTCCATTGCTGGGTCATTACCTTCATCTTCAATAGAACGATATCTGAATCTATCTTTCAAGTCATTAATCATTTGAGTTTTCTGATAATCAATTTCATCAGTACTCATATTAAAGATATTCTTATAAGCCCATTCCTTTGAAATCATATTCAACTGAGTAATATCAGAAACTAATCTTACTTTTTCACTCCAAAGGTTTACTTTCTCTTGCTCATAGATTGTAGATGGGTTTACCAAATCCAATTCAAAATCAACCATTTCCTTACCTTCGAAACCTTGTGCTGCTAAATGTGTTACTGCAATCTTAGTAAGTTCCGATATAAGAGTTCTTTGAATTCTCTCGATTGTTCTTGCAAATCTCACATCCTCTGCAGCAAGAGTTGCTTTACCATTTACATTCTCATCATATCCCAAATATGCTTTTGGAATTTTAAGTGCTGCAAATAGTTTATTCTTTAAGTAATCAATATCATCAATTGCGGTGTACTCTAATCCACCCAATGAATCAATTTCAGTACCACTATCACCACCCCTAACAGGTAAGAAGAAATCTTCAGTTAGGTTTTGGATATTATACTTTAAGTTGTAATCACCAGTCTTTTTATCTACAAATGGAGTTTTCTTCATTTTGTTGATAATCTTCTGCATATAATTATCAACTTCTTGTGGTGGGATATTACCAATATCAATTTTGAAAACTCTCTTATCAGGTGCTCTCATAATTCTATGAATCAACATAGCATCTTCCATCAAAGAAACTTGCTTCCAAATTCTTCTACCATTTTCAATCATTGCCTTTCCATAAGGTAAGAAGTTGGTATCTGATAATAATCTAAAGTGTACTACTTCATAGTTCTCATATTCACCTTTCCCATTTGGGTCATGGTTTACATTAAACTTAACATAGTTTGCGTTGTTTGGGTCGGTATTCTCCAATCTTTCAGTTTCATAAACTGGAAGTGGTTTTACATTTATAATACCCACTCCTTCTTGGATTTCTTGTACTAAGAAGAAATCACCATACTTAACCATATTACGAGTCCAAGACCAAAGGTTGAACTCTATGTTAAGAATATCATAGAAAAGGTTTTCTAATACTTCCTTTACTTTTTCGTTTTGTGTTTTGATTTGTACTACTTCACCGAATTCGTTTTTAAGAGTACACTCATCTGCGTAAATATCTAATGCCGATGAGATGATTGGGTCATTATCCATAGCATCGTAATCTCTGAATAATTCTCTACGAACTTGATGATAAGCCATTGATTGAGCTGCCATCTGGTCCCCATAAAAAGACCTTTGTAGTTTGGTGTACCTATCCCTTAAATTCATTAAGTTAGTACCACCTTGCTGTCTATCATCTACATCAACAACTTTTCTTTTTCCTTCCTTATCAACCGTTACGATTGCTTGGGTAGAAAAGAGTTTCGTTAATCGATTAAAAAATGAACTATTTTGTTCTTCTGCCATTCTATTTACTTTATCTTATAATCTATCTAAGATACGAAAAATTATTGAATTATCCTAATTTATTACCAAGCTTTACAACTCCAATACCTAGCTTTGTGTCTTGGGCCAGGTGAATCACAATTGTGTCTTGCTCTAAATGCTTTTTTTCTTTCTGGATTATCTTTCTTAATCCTCATAGTTTTTTCACCAGCTTTTTTAGCAGATGAACCACCATGTCCAAAGTTTACTTTTACAACATTTCCCTTTGGATTTTTTACATACACTTTGAACTTCTTTACATCACCATCCATTGGTTTATTAAGTTTTACCTTTCTACCTTGNTATTCAGCTTCAGTAAGTTCCTCTTTCATATTTTTTAGAAAGTGGATAAACTCTTTNAAATCTTCANAGTTTTCNACATCATATTCTTCGATGTTTTCATCNAATCCTAATTTGAATTCGTTATAAAGTTCCTCTGAGTAATTCTCCATTTNAAATCCTATAATTAAACTTATACTATATAAATATAACAAAGATAATTTATAACCATTTTGTCAAATCTTCGAATCCATCTCCGAATTCCATTTGCCAAGGATTATCATCGTTGTTAGTTCCACCATATACCCCATTATAAGTATAAGTAGAAATACCATCAATAGCTCTTTTGGTTAAATCTACACCTTCTTGTCTTAATCTAAGAGCAGTATCCCTTACCCAAAGTGAAATAGCTAAACTCATAGTTAAATCATCATTATAACCTCTCATCGCTTCTGCTCTACCATTATTCCAAATAAATGTAAACAATTCATCGATAGTTCGTACTGAACGGATTGTGATTGATTTATCTCTGATATACTCTTCCAACTTTGAAATAATCAAAGGTCTAGTTCGAGAGGTAGTTGAGAAACCGGCTACTTGATTTCTATCTTGCGCTCGGTATTTGTTTGAGAATTGATTCTCACTATCCACATACTTCAAATCTTTGTTGGTATAATATAGGTTAGAATAGTTTCTATCAATTACTTGTTGAATACAAGCCCAACCAATGTTTGCGTTTTCAATTACCAACAATGCGTTGTTGTAATCCGTAGAAAGAGATACTAAGAAGTTTCCAAAATCTTTTGTATCTAATTTACCCTTATACTCAGCAACTTGCTCAGATGCCTCTATATCAATTACATGGCATGCGGAATAATCCGATGAATCACCCCTCGCAACATCGGCAACAACTATATATGATTTATTATAATCTGGATATGCCCACTTCCAAAGATTTCCATCAAACCCACCTTTTTCGATTGGGTCTTGAACATAGGTATCTTTGTAGAATTGTAAAAGTTGTGGGTCTATCACACTATCCCCAGAAGAAACGAAATCACAATCACATTCTTGTGCTGCTCCTTTAGGTCCTAATAGTGTTTCTTGTTCATCTCTCCAATCTTGGTCTCTTTCAGGGTGAACACTCCAATGTAATCTGATATTGTTGAATCCATTTGAACCTTCTTCAGAACCCACCCAAGTTTTGTGGAAAAAGTTACCCACACCATTTGGAGTAGAAAGGATAATTGCCGAACCCCCCGTTGATAATGTAGATTGAGCTGATACCCATATCTCTTCAATCTTATCGATAAATGCTGCCTCATCAAACACCAATAAAGATAGTGCTTCCGAACGACCAGCATCACCAGCAGCAGAAGTTGCTTTAATTTGAGAACCATTTGCATATCGTAATGATAGTTTGTTATCTTCAACAGTTTCCAACTTTAACCAAGATGGTAAGTACTGATTCATTACCCTTACTTTTGTTACCAAGTTTTTGGCTACCTCTTGCTTAGTTGCAATTACCAATACATTGTAATCTTGATTGAATAACATTTTCCACAAAGAGAATCCTGCGGTTAGTGTTGAGATACCAGTTTGTCTGGATTTAAGAATGATATTGTAACGATGGTCTTTAAAGTCAACTAATGTTTCCTCTTGAAACGGAAAAAGGTGAAAAGGAATTTTTCCTCTCACCGGATGTTGAATCATACAATACTTCTTCATAAAGTATATTGGGTCAGAAGCACATTTCTGATACTCCTGAGCTATAATTGCTTTTAAAGATTGTCTTTGTTTAGCCATAAATTATCCACCAGCGGCAAAGAACAAACTAAGTACCACACCACCAATTGTTCCCAATTTCCATAAGAAGGTATTTCGTTTTTGCCTTTTTAGTTCTTTTAGTAATTGTTTAGATTTTTCACTCTCTAAACCGAATTGTTCATCCTTTTTTTGAATAATACCTTCTAAATTAAGAACCTTACCATTTAAATTAGTAATAACACTATCCTTTAACACAAGTTTATCATGTGATAATCTTAGTAAGTCTTTAGTTTCTATCAGTTCTAATTTTAAACCATCAAAGGTAACTAAATCTTTAATTACCATCCTTACTATCGGAACTTTTAGTTTCACCACCGAGTCCCTTTTGGTAACGGTTTGTGAAAAACTGGATAAGCTCATCGAAAGTAAGAACATCAACATTATTGACTTTTTCATTCGTTTTGTTTTTTATTGTAGTGATGTTATTTTGTACTTTGTTGATATCACTATCAATTAGTTCTATTTCTGAATGTAACGATTCTATTTTGGAATCCAACTCATCGTTGGCTATTGCGATTGAATCAATATCACTTTGAATCATTTCAATCTTTTCATCAAATGCAGCAACATCCGTTTGGATATCATGCATTACCATTAGATTGTATCCTACAAATCCTAAGATAACAATCAATATTAAATATATTTTTGTATTACTATTCATCTTATAAAGGTTGTACTAATTCGTAGTTTTTATCTTTTAATAGTTCATATGCTGCGTTTCTCTTTTCAATAACCTCTAATAATTCTTTCTTACCCTTTTCGATATCACCTTCCAATTGTTCTCTTAAAAAATCGGTATCTACATTTTGTACCCACTTTTCAACTGAACCATCTTCATTTACAAAAGTATGTATGTTATTGACTTCACCTAATGCCTCAGTCCATTTATATAATACCTCAGTACCATATACAGCCATATTAGAATAAACTTTATATTCATTATAAGCTTCCCACAATCCATCTGTTTTGATGATTTGTTCTTTCTCAGCTAAACACACCGAACAATATCCTGATTTTTTGATTAGAGTCTTATCGGTTGGTCCGTACTTATTCTTTTTACAAGTATCTGATTTACATTCCGATGTTTTCTCTAAATACTTTCTTACCTTTGAAAGTTCAGATGATGCCTTTGATTGCTTTACTCTACCATATGATTTTTCTTCCCAAACTACTCCATCTTCTTCCCACTTATCACCAACATTACGTTTGGTTTCTTCTTTTACATCGGATAGAGAAATTTTAGTATCTTTTTGATACTCACCAGTATGAACCATATCAACCAACTTTCTACGAGTTGGGTGCATGAACTTTCTTTCAAATTTTTTATCTGCCATAACTATCTTATATATTCATATATATATATAAGTATTGTAATTTATACTATTCGTAAAATAATCCCAATATCTGATTAAGAGGAGCGAAGGTTCCAGTCAGTTTGAAAGTCTTTCCATTGTATACAAATACAATACCCTCATTAGGAACAATCTTATCTTTACCACCGATTGCGTTCAATCTTTGTAGTTCCAATTTAAGTTTGTTGATTTTCTTTTCATCGCCACTCTTTTGAACATCTTTGATAGTTTTATCCAATCTCTTCTTCATATCCCTAACTGCTTTATCAGGGTTAGCTGCAAGTACTGAACTCATAAAAGATAGAATATCTGCACCTACACCTAAGAAGATATCTTCAAATGGTCTGATGTTATCTTTAGCAATCTTAGCATGGTCATTCTTATCAATTCCCTTTGCCCATTCTAAAGTTTTCTCATCACTAAAATTCTTCTTGTCTAAACGGAAACTCTTATCATAGAATGCCCATCTTTTTACCAATCCCATTAGAGTTCTATTATCTAATTTTGTTGGTGATTTTTTAGTTACGAAATCCATCCAAAA